GGAAAAAAAGTCAGATCTACGTCTGGTTGTGTGTTTTTAATATGGGTTCTTAATGCCCTGGAATCTTGTGCTAATAAAAAATTATCAACAAAAGTTCTAATTGATTTTTTATCTGTATCATCCCCAACAGATTGTATTATAAATTTTAAACGAGTTGATAATTCTGGTGTTGCTCTAGGATTAATTTTTTTATATCCTTTTAATTCAGCTTCAATTAATTTTTCATCTTTAGCATTTAAAATTTTATATGTGATTTTTTGTTTAGTTCTAGGTAGCTCAAATTCAAATTCATTTTTATTTAATTCAACTAAAAGACTTTCATCAAAAGGTTTATTATCTAATTGAGATAGATCTACTGTTTCTTGTTCGCCTTTATATTCAAATGTATACTCAGCTCCATAACCTAAAACTCTAGCTGCTACTAATAATGCATTTTTATCACCAACTATAATATCTTCATAATTGACTTCTTTATTAATAATTAAAGATTCTAGTAGTTTATCCATTACTATTCCTCTTTCTATGTAAGATTGATTTGTTAAAATATCTTCTTCTTTAGCAGTCATGTATTTCATTTCTACTTTACCAGATGATAATGGATTGTTTTTTGGGTAAACTAACCCTTTTGAAGGTAGATCAACTACTTCAGTTGGAAATTTAAAATCACTCATATCTTTTATTTAATTATAACTTTATTTCGTGTATACATATATAACATAAAAAAAAGCTTGACAAAAGCCAAGCTATTTTTTAAAATTTTTAATTTTCTTATTAGAAATTTAATACGCAGTAATCCATTCCTATTGTTAAATCAATGTTTTGAGCTGTACCATCATCATCCCAATTCATATCTGCAAACGAAGCATCTTTAATAAATGCCCCTTTAAAAATCCACTCTGAAACTACGTCTCCTACTGGGCCTAATACATCAACAGTTAAGTCTTTTTTATAGAAATCAGAGTAACCATCTCTACCTGTTACTGATTCGTGGTGTAATCTTGTCCACTCCATTACAGCTTGAGCACCTGATGGTGTGATTGGATCGAATAATTGCATTGTTATATCATTCCATCTCAATTTACCTTTTACTTTTCTATAAGTATTAATATGATTTAATACGATTTCGTCTTGTGCAAACCCTATACCACTAATTCCCTTAATGATGTAAGCTGGGATTCCATCTACGTACATAATAAATCTATTAGCAACTTTTGGTTCAAAGGCTGTGAAAAATATTTCGTTTGGGTTTAATACTGCCATTTTATTATTGTTTTATTTTTGTTTTATTATAAATATTATATCTTTTATTCTTTATGACGGGAATGTTGCTCCTGTTGGTAAAATATTAAAGTCTAGGTATATAAATTCAGCTGTTCTAGTTGGCTGTAAGAATATTGCACCTACCATTTGATTTCTATCAACTACGTCTGGTCCATTGTTAGCTGCATCCATTTGTACTTTAAAGGCAAATAAACCTTGTCTTTGTTGTACTGATTCTAGGTATGGATTTACTTGTCCTAGGAAATTATTTCTTGTAGCTGCTGTATTTTGTTCAAATACTAAATTATCTGCAATTTGTGAAATAAATGACTTGAGTTCAATTAATAATCTTCTAACATTTACTCTATCTAAAGCTGATGCTGATGCTTGTAAAGTTTTCTGTCCAAATACTACAACTCCTCTTCCTGGGAATGTTGCTATTGGATTTACTTTACCAGTATATAGATCATCTCTATTAGTTTGAGTTAATTTTCTTTCTGCTTGTACTACTGTACTTAAACCACCTCTATTAATTCCAGCAGGTGCGAACCAAGCTTCAGCTGACTTGTCATTAAACGCGTACACACCAGGAATCATCGATGATGGACATACCCACACTAATTGTCTTGTGTCTGGGTCTGTTACTTGTACCCAAGGCCAATAACTTGCTACATATGAGTTATCAACTGCTGCTGCTGTTCCTACAGCTGCTGTTATTGTTGAACCATAATTTTCTAAATCCATAATTGCGATTGCATCTCCTCTTTCTTGAGTATTTGAAATCAGTGTATTTAATGGAGTAGCATGATCAGAATTTGTATAAAGTAATCCTGGAGCTGATATAATGTTATATCTATAATCATCTCTATTAGCTAATAAATTGAAAGCTGTTTGATATTTACCTGCTCCTAATCCCATTTCTGTAGATGTAAGACCTTGTGTATCTGTATTATTAACATCTTGGTAATAATTAATACCTGCTCTTCCACCAACTAAATCACCTTCACCACTTTGGAATGATCCACTTTGTGCACGTGGTATTGAAGCTGTAAATTGAGATTTTGCACTTCCATTATTATCAAAATAATCTGGAGTTTTTAAATCTACTGATTTTACTCTTACATATCTTGAAGCATTTGCAAACGATCCAGTTACTTGACAATATGGATCATTTGAAGTAGCATCTCTTAATGTTTTTGTTTGATCACCAACAATTCTAGCTATGTAGTTAGATTGTTTTGGATCTAATGATACGTTAGGGAATATTTCTAATATTGATTTAGCTTTTGCTGTATCATTACCTTGTCTAATTATTAAGCTAAATACACCTGAACTTGTATTTGGTGCTTGAATTTCCCATCTAATATTATTTTCAGATCCACTATCTAATGTTCCATTTGAACCTGTTGGACCTACACTATTCATTATAGCACCATCTGTTAGTGTTTCTAATGTAAAGGCATTTGAATCAATTATATCAGCATCTACTAATGTTATTTCCATATCTGCAGTTGGAGTACCAATACTTGCTGCTGCAACTGTTATTACATCACCTACTGAGTATCCTGATCCTTGAGCATTTACTGTAATTGTAGTTGGTTCAACTAAGAAATCATCTGCTACTAATGTTATTATTACATCTACAGATCCACCAATTACAGATTTAGATATTTTTAATTGATCTCCAACTTGATACCCTGATCCCGCTGTTGTTATTGTAATACCATTTACTGCTTGACCTGCACTTGTGGTAACTGTTGCAACTGCTCCTGTTCCACTTCCTTCAGTTAATGAAGTAAGGGCAAATGTTGAACTAGCAGTAGCATCTGTAGTATTTGTTGTAATTGAAGCTACTAATGCATCTGCAGTTGTTACTAGTTTACCGTTATTAATTGTTGTTGTTACATCTAAAGTTAAACCAGATCCTCCTACTGGAGATACTGATGTAGCGACTCCTGTTTCTGCTACTGCAGATCCTCCTGTACCACCTGAAGTTAATGATCCTAGTAAATTACCTCCTGCTTCTAGAATACCACTTTCTACTTCACTAAATACTGTTGTAGATACTGCTGGAGCCCATGATCCTGAAGCTACTCTATTAACTATTAATGATGTACCACCATTATTAAAGTAATTAAATGCTGATATGGAAGTAAAGAATGAATATTCGTCTGAACCACTTTGAAAAGTACTTCCGAAGTTTGCTAAGTATTCTGAATAACTCGTAACTAATTTTGGGACACCTACTTTACCTAATACTGTAGGACCAACTATAGCCGCACCGGCTTGTACTGGTTGCGAAGTTATTTGAGATTGATCATTTTCTCTTGCTAATACTCCTGGGGAAATTAATGTTTCTGCCATTTTATGTTATTTTTATGATAAATATACTAAATTTTTTCAAAAGTTTATTTGCTTGGTAAAAACTCACCAGTTTCTAAAGAAATTTCTCCGTTACCATAGTCTTTTTCTAATTTTTTAGCTAACTCTATTTCTTCTTGTTGTAAACTTTTTAATTTTTCTTTTAATTGTTCTTTTTTTAATTCTAAACTTATGTATTGCATTTCAACAATACCTATTGCTTCTGTAAGATCTCTATATTGTTTTTTTAAATCTTTTAACTTAGCAATTTCTTCTTCTTTTAAAACTTTTTTTTCCATAAACTTTAATTTTATTTATATTCCGTTATACATATTAATCTTTTTTTATAAGATTATCCTAATTCAATTGCTCGTGCAATTGAACCTGATGTCATCATTGCAGTACCCCAAGCTCTAATCTTTCTTGGATTAGCACTAGGAATACTTGTTTTTAATAATTTTAAACTAGCACCTACATATTTACTTGGAGCATTATATACTGAAGATGAGTATGTATAAGATTCACCAAACTCAGTTCCACCAACTCCATTTGGAGTATTTCCTTCATTTATTTTTAAAGTAAAACTTCCTGATGCTGGAGTTGCTGATGCTGTAAAATATTGTAATTGAATACCATTTTGTGTTTGAGTATCCGAACCATCACCTACAATAATTATTTCTAACATTTGTCCTAGTTGGGCCATATCAACCCAATCCGTTATATCAACTGTAGCTTTATCAACTGATAAATTAGATTGATCACTTAATAATATTACACTTCTACTTATATTAACAAACCCATTTCCATCAAACCCATCACCTAAGGATCCTGTTGCATTTTTAATTAAATCTCCTCCATGTATGTCTTCAGCATATGAATAAGATGTAGTACCAATATCTTTAAATGGTGTTATAAAAGAACCTGATAATCTCATAGGACCACTTACATCTAATACTGTTGATACTTTAGGTTGTGTTGTATTAATACCAACATTAGCTCTAAGTGAAGAAGTTGCCATTAATATATGTGTTATACCATTTGTATTATCTCTTAAAGAAAGATGATCATTTGTTTGAAGACCTAATCTCCAACTCTGAGCATCATTTAGAAGGGAAAGTCTTACAGCACCATTAGTTTCATCTGATTCTAATTTAACATCTACAGATCCTGTTTTCTTTACATGTAAATCACCATCAGGATTACTTGTACCAAAACCAACATTAGGAGCTCCTGTTCCATTTCCTAAAAACATTTTATCATTATCTTCCGACGATAATTTTACTTTTTCTTGAAATGATGAATTAAATATTCCAAAATCACCAGCAGTTTGACCAGCATTATTTTCAAAAGAAAATAAAATATTACCAGTATCATTTTGTATTTCAGCAATTCTAGATGCTGCTGATGCTGATGATCTAACAGTAAATCTAGATTCTGGGGTAAAATCTCCTAAACCTAAATTTTTAGAAAAGAAACTAACATCATTTGCTGCTAATTGTATTCCATCTTGACCATTAGATCCACTTAATACCCTAGCTATACCATCAGTATTTGCATCATATTCAACTGCAAAAACTAAATGATTTTGACCTTTATCCATCACACGTACAACTCTAGATGCTGCTGATGATGAACCTTCAACTGTTAATAATGATTGAACTGATCCTGATGATGAAACACCAATACCTACTTTTGCATCTGCAGTAGCAGAGGGTTGAGCTAATAATACTTTATTACCATAAGCACTAAAAGGTGTTGAATTAGCTGTTGGACCTGATCCCGTAAATAGTACATCAAAATGGTCAACACTTAAATTATCTGACATTCTTATTCTTCCAAAGAATTCATCTGCTGCATCATGACCGTATTCTATTCTCATATCATCAGTAGTACCATCAAAATGCATTGCTGTAAATGTATCTGGAGATGCTACTACTGGAAATTTAATTGTAGCATCAGATAAATCACCTTGAAGAGCTGCTATTATTTGTGCATTAAATCTTGCTCTACCAGATGCTGTTACATCACCTAAAGATGCAGATAAAGGGGCAAAAAATCTTCCATTTACTCTTGCTGCACCTGAAACTACAACATCATCAAATGAAGCTGATACATAATCAACTCTACCTGTTGAAATTAAATCACTAATTGAAGCTGATGTTACAGTTAATTTTTGTATAGAAGAATCAAATAATAACCCTGCATTTGTTTTTGTTGGTAAATCACCTGTAGCTGCTGTGTAAAAAGGTATAAAACAAGTAGTATCTACTATTTCATTTGTTAATGTACTAGCTTGTGCTGTAACTGCTGAGTTAGCAAATGAAGAAGTACCTACAAACCCTACTGTATCAGCCGCCGAGACAGATGATTCAAATGATTTTCCTTTTAAATTTCCTGTTTGGGCATTATATTCTAAACCACCTGTTGCACCTCCTGCTCCTACTGTATCTGTATTTTTTAAAGCTTGAATACTACCACCAACTGAAGAAGATGGTGCAAAAACTACAAAATTAGTTTCTGCTGATGTTTCTTCTGATACTGTTACTGTAGTTGTTGATGTTGTTGATCCTGCTGTTGTAGCAAATATAGCCTCAGAAGCGGTACCATTCATTTGTGTATTTGCTGGTAAATTTAAAGATCCTGAGATTGTAATGTCATATGCTTCTGCTCCTGTAAAAGCTTGAACTGACTGACTAACTTGGGCTGCTAAAACTGGGTTACCAGTCGCAATACCACTATTCGATAATGTTTTTGCCATGTTAAGGAAATTATTTTAAGTATATTTTGTTATAAATATCACAAAATTCCTAACTGTTTATTTATTGCATTTATTACTGTAGAAGAAGGAATTGATTTAGTACATTCATATTGTCTATCCGTGTCTTTATGGTCAGGACACCATTCCCAATCACCAGCATTTAATCTTACTCTATTAAAACAACCACTGCAATTACCTTCTGGGGTAAATACTCTTTCACAATCTTTAAATTCAGAATATGGTTCACTAAAACCAGATATCATTACAACAGGTGTTCCTAATCCCCATGCTAACCAACTTAATCCACTTCCTATACCAATAAAAGCTTTAGCATTCATCATATCATTAGCTCTTTCACTTAAGGGGTGATCTCCTGTTTTATCAATTACACCTTTTAAAGTTCCACCTAATTTAGAATCATGCCATTCATCACCTAAAGGTTCTTGAGTAACCATTACTACTTTATAACCTTTATCATTTAAATAATCTATCACTGTTTGCCAACCACCTTCTAAATTCCAATATTTAGCATGTGCTGATCCATGAGGTGCAATAACAACATAATCTCCTTCTATAGTTGAACCTGTGTTTTTAAATGTTAATTTAGGTTTTATTTCTTCAAAATCTAATCCTAAAATATCTGAACATGTTTTACCTAGTGGATTTTTTCTAAAATCTGTGGGTGTTTTACTAAAATCAATTGTATTATCTTCAGCATAATCAGGTTCATTATAATACCAACCAATATCATATCTTGCATATAAATTATAAGCTGTATCTCCGGGTTCTATAAACTCTAAATCTGGGTAATTTTCTTTAAACCATTCATTATGAAAAGTAGATATTACAACTTCACATTCATGTTTTTTTCTAAATTCTTCAACGTATGGAAACCATGCTAAAGTATCTCCAATTGCTTTACTATCAAAACAAATCATTACCCTTTTTCCTTTAGCATTATACTCACATTCATGTAATAATTCATCTGTGTCTCTATTTTTTATTTTTATTAAATAATCAATAAAATATTTAGTATTAGTTCTTGTCCACATATTATTAGTAATATCATAATGATGTAAAAATTTATTTGTACTTTTATCATAAAATTCTATTCTAAAATTTGTACTTTCTGCTCCCCTAATTTCACAAAAAGCTCCTCCTATAAAATGGATATTATATAAAAAATCATCCTTTTTAGGTTCAATTCTTAAATTTTCTAAATTATTATATTCTTTTATTAATACTTCTTTCATATCATTAAGTAATCATTAGTGGATTTTTGTTTATCTAACATTCTATATCCTAATTTTTCTAAATAAGGAACAACTCTATGAGCTCCATGATTATTTTCTTCTAACCAAATTAATGGTTTATCTCTTTTTAATAAATTAGTCATTCCTTGCATACATGCTAATTCATGTCCTTCAACATCTATTTTAATAAAAGATATTTTAGGTAAACTTAAATTATCTAATGCTAATACTATATTTGGATTATCACTATTTGAAACAACTCTAACAACACCACTATTATTTTTATGTCCATCATTAAAATGTACTATACTAGTTCTACTACCTACTCCTATATTAAAACACTTAACATCATCATATCTTTTAGTATTCTCAACTAATAATTGATAATTTTCTAAATAAGGTTCAAAGGCATAAATTTCTAAATCTGGGAAATGGTGTTTAAATTGTACACAATGAGATCCTATGTTAG